GAATGTTTGTGAAGAATCTCAAGTCGTCTATCTCTCCTAGGTTTGTACCACCTGGCAGTGTGTCAACTTTAGATCCTCTACCCTCAGCCGTTTGTGGGAAGAAGTAATCTTCATTGATTGACATCGGATTGTATGTTGCATCTATAAAGTTTGCTCCACCTGATGCACTTGGAATTCTTCTCTGATTGATCTCGTTTTTAACTCTCTCAACGAACTGCATCGCCAAGTGTGTAGGCATGTTACCCACGTCAATGTAGAACACTCTTCTTTCTGGTGCTCTCTGCACCCTGTAAATTATGATTGCATCTTCTAAGAGTTCTTTCTGCTTGTAAACTTTAAACACTTGTTCTAAAACAGATTGTCCAAACGGAAACAAGTTGTCCAGGCCATCGGACATAGACATGTGTACAACGTGCTCTGCGTTTATGTTATACGCATTCATTGTCTTGTAGAATCTGCCGCCTGTTGTGGCACCTGCAAATCCTGACAGGCTGTTAGTGGCGCCGGCGTTTGCATAACTTGATCCGTATGCCGCTGTACCACCACCTGTTGTTCCGCCACCACCATAAGTTTGGTTAGGAGTGATCTGCGTTGCTGATAATCTCTGTAGGTTAGGGTTGATGTCTCTGATCACATATTGTTCAGGTTTCTTGCCTTCGGATTCGTTGACAACGATCCTGTCAACTTTCGCATTGTCTATGTACAACCATTTCTGTGTTTCTGGATCCCTCACAAAGAAACAGTCACCGTACTTCAGTGCGTTCCTGAATATCCTGAAAATTCTTTTGTTGAATTTGTTTGACTTAGTCCATTGTTGCAAGGCCTTCTTTAAAAGTTTCACTTCGTGTTCTGTTGTTTCATCTTTGAACACAAGATCAAAAGGAGTCTCGTTTTCCGTGTTCTTCTGCGTCGAAAATTCTGCCAGGATGTCCAGTGCCGCATTGATCTCCGAGTCTGAATCCATTTGGTCATACTGGAAGTATCTCTGTATCCTGTTCGGGTGTCCAGTGTACACGTCTGGCAAGTAAGAACTATAGTTCCTCTTGGCGAAGTTTGGCACTTTCTCCCCCGATATGGGAGACATGTTTGCGTCTTTAAAATATTTTTTCCAAGCCATGCTTTATGTTACACTTTTTTATACATTATAGCAACCTAAACAATACCTATCTGCTTAGGATCTTTACGAGCTGTTCTCTCAACTGCTTTCAAGGCCCTGCTTTCGACTGCAACTAGCGTATTTACGCCATTTACCATATTCGTTAAAGTCTTATTCGCACTGTTCAGTTCTGTGATCATGCTGGACATCTTTGTTTCCAATGCCGCTGTGTCGAACGTGTCTTTGAGATCGTTGTTTGCGGTCACCGTTGATTTGGTTCCTGCCGTGACTATTTCTGGTCCTCTCTCACCAACCAGATATGTTTCTCCCTCATTCATTGGTCCACCAACTGCTCGCTTATTGTCGTTCATCATTAGTCCCGCCAATCCAACGAGGGTGCCGATACCTGCTCCGACAGCCAATCCTGGCAATCCAAATATCTTACCTAAACTTGCACCTGCCAAAGCACCGCCTAGTACGCTAGAGCCTACGCCCAGTGCTTTGCCTCCGGTTGTTTCTGCTGTTGAGGCCTGTGCCGCACCACCAAGCACTGCGGCTCCACCACCGACTATGCCAAGACCTCTACCTGCACCTGTTAGTCCTTTGCCGCCCAAAGTTTTCAGTCCGCTGATGCTTGTTGCCAACTTGCTGTTTCCTATGGCCGTACCCGCGGCAATTATGGCCACGTTCTTAGCTTCCGTGAATAGGAACTTGCCGGCCAACCCTGCCGTGATTAATCCTGCCGTCAAGGCCGGCGCTTTGCCCAATGCAACAGCTATCGCTCCACCCTTTCCGAACGCTGTCTGTATTCCACCCACCAGTCCACCCAATGCTGGTCCAAATGCCTGTAACAGTCCTGTTTCTATTTGTTGGAATTGGCTAGATAGAACCTTTGTGGCCTGTTCAAATGTTGTTAAATTTTTTACAAGGCTAGATGCGGATTTTTCTTGTTCTTTTGTGACAGCACCTACGTCGGTCACCCTTCTACCCAGTTCTATGATTCCCCCTTGCAGTCTTAAAAATTCTACCTGTCCTGTTACTGTTGCCTGTCTAAATCTGTCAACACTGCCGGCAGATAAATCTCTTATTCTAACAAGTGCTTGTTCGCTTGTTACCACTCCGGAGATAAGGTCATTGATTACATTTCTCGCACCAGGAATGTTCTGGACAAGTGCAAGTGCTGATTCAGTGACAGGTACACCTGCATTTGCAATAAGATCCTGGAAGCCTTCTGCCAGTTCTGGAGATATTCCTGCCACAGTTCCTGCGAATGCCTGTAATCTTTGACGTGTTTCGTCTGTGACTCCTTGCAGTGCCGCCTGGAATCTTTCGTTAGCTTGTTGCTGTTCTATCTGAGTCCGTAGTTCATCTCTCTGCTGACCTGTTAATTTTGCTAATCTGTCTAACTGTGTTGCGAAACTTATTGCACTTTTTGTTTGTTGTTCTCTTGTCAGTCTGTCTAGGATGCCTGTCCTTCTCTGTGAATCTAAGTTTAGTAAAAGTGTTTCATTAATTTCGTCTACAGTGAATCCCAGTGGAGCAAGTTGTTCTATGCCCACTTCCCTCGTGATACGTCCTAACTCGGCTATCCTTTGGGCACCCTGTGTTGTCGATCCAAACAGTGCCGCCAAGTTCTGTGAATTATTTGCCACTAAACTTGCAAAATCATCCAATGGCAGTGCCGCGTCCGCCGCCGCCGTTCTCAGTGCAACAATAGACTGTCCAAAGTTAGCACCTGATTGTGACAGTTGCCTGAACGTCTCAATGTTGACATCCAATCTGTTACCGATAAGTCCTAGACCTTTGACATTGTCTGTGAATGCACTGATACTGCCCTCACCTCCGAACGCCGCTTTGCCTAATCCTACGAAACTGTCTCCTAGTTTCTTGGAAGTTTCCAGTATTTTCTCATTTGAGTCGATTAAATTTTCTGTGGAATCTATCTGTTTGTCGATGATACCAATTAATTGTGTCCTCTTGTCCTGGTCCTTCACATAAAGACGCAGTGTGCTCCTCAGTTCTTGTATTTCTTTGAGTTTTAGTTTATTAACTTCGAGTCCGGATTTAGCTTCTTTGACTTTTTCCTCGAAGGCATTCTCTCTGGCCTTACGGATATTGGGATCGTCGATTATTTGTTTGAGTAGTTCTCGTAATTCTTGGTCCATATGGTTATTTTTAGCCCTTTTATACGCATATAAATATTGACACTTATACGCTGTTAGTGTATATTTATAGTATAAAAAATGACAGAAAATAACAATCCATTAAACAAGTACTTTAGACATCCGGCCATTTATGTGTCGTTGCCATCTGGCACTGCCTATCCGCCACACGTGATAATACCAACAGAAACAGGTGAGCTGGGAGTAATGCCGATGACAGCAAAGGATGAGATACGTTTCAAGACTCCAGATGCACTGATGAACGGACAAGGAGTGGTAGATGTCATTCAGAGCTGTGTGCCGGAGATCAAAGACGCATGGCAGATAAAGAGCTACGACCTCGATACCATATTGATTGCAATAAGGATAGCGACTTACGGTGAGACAATGGAAATAAATTTCAACGTGCCAAAAGTGAACGAGACGGTGGCACACTCTGTAAACCTTCCTGCGATACTCGACCAGCTCAGAGCAACAAAAGTGGATTCAGAAATTACACTAGACGATGGACTCAAAATAACTGTGAGGCCGTTGACCTACAAGGACATGACTTCGACGTCATTACAGACTTTCCAACAGCAGAAGATGTACACCGCCATACAGGATTCTAAGTTGCCAGACGAGGACAAGGCGAAAAGATTCAACGAAGCATTCAAGACTCTTACCGAATTGAATGCCAGCATAATTTTAAGGAATATTGAACAGGTAACAATGCAGGATGGCACTGAGATATCAGACAAAACACACATCAAGGAGTTTGTGGAGAACGCTAACGCAACGCTGATAAAAGAGATAGAAGACAAATTGGCCGAACTGCGTGGTCAGGGTGCAGTTAAACCACTTAAAATGAAAGCCACCGAAGAGCAGATCAAGAAAGGTGCACCTGCAACATACGAGGTACCCGTAACTTTCGATACCTCAAATTTTTTCGTATAACCTTGCTTTCACAAACGGAATCTGACATAATAAAAACATTGAAGGACATGGAGAGCGGCCAGAAAGAGCTCAAACACGAGCTGGTAAAGATCAGTTGGTACATGAGGGGCGGATTAAGTTATTCCGAGGCCATGTCACTGAGTCCAACCGAACGTGAGATCATAGCCCAACTGGTAAAAGATAATCTGGAAACCACCAAGAAAAGCGGTCAACCTTTCTTCTAAGATATAGTACACTATAATGGTATCGAAAAATGCAGATAATTAACACTTACATATGTCCGAAAAAGACCTAGTCAAGGAACTCAAAGCCGAAATCATAGAAATCACAAAAGACCGTGACGATGCCCTGGCGAAAGTCAAGAGCAAGGAGAGCCGGATGAAGCAGGTGTTGATCAAACTGGAACACGCCACACAGGACGTGCAGACGGTGGGCCACAAGATAGGGGAACAGAACAAGGAGATAGCGGAACTTAAGGCCAAGTTGGACACCAAGGGAAAACTTCTGGACGAGGCGATGCAGAAGATCAAGGACATACATGACGACTCAACACAACAAAAAGACCCCGACACAGAAGATAAAGAGCTGGATTAAGGATTTCCTCACAAAACGAAATCCTGTGTTCGGCGACCTACCGCCGTGCCCGTTCGCTCGCAAGGCCATGATGGACAAAAAGGTGGAGTTCATCGAACTGTCCGGCACCGCCGACTGGAGGACAATCTACCAACTGATCTGGAACGCGGACTTCGACAGCAAGGATGTGCTGTGCATCATAGCCGAACCCAAGCAGTTCACCGCACAACAGACAGTCAGCATAGCGGAGTTCCTCAACGAGAGATTCATGCCGCGTGACGTGGTGATCCTGGAGGACCATCCTGAGATATCTGAGAAGGTGAAGGGCGTCAAGCTCAACAACGGTGAACATATACTGTTCCTGGCACAGAGCCTCAGCAAGTTGAACAGGTTCTCCAAGATGCTGGAGTCAGGTCCCTACTACAAGAACTGGTCTAAGACTTATCTGGAATCAGTGAAAGGTTTCCGAGTTCGGAAAAACCACAAAGCCTAGAATCCCGCCTGCACAATCTCTTGTACTGTTTCTTGTTGGTGCTCCAGTGGGTGCCCGTCCACCACTCGAACCCTGAGTAGTTGGCCTTGTACTCGGAACTTTCCTCATAGCCCGATCCCATGTAGAAGTACCTCACGTAGTTGTCACTGGCCCATGATATCTCCATGTCCAGCGTTAGGTCGGTTATGGGCACGGTGTTGGCGTGTATCACGCTCTCCAGTCCGGCCAGGTCCTTGCTGTCGTAGGTGTCGATGGTGCTGTAATGGTCGTCACAATATCTGTATCTCTTCTGCTTGGTGAATCCCACTATGTTGTCCGCCGTGCCCAGGTAGAACACCTTGAACTGGTCACGTGCATGGTAGTGTTGGAACGGGTCGTAGTCCGCGCCGAAATTTTTCCGCTTCATGTACTGCCGGTAGATGTGTGGTAGGCTCAACAGTTTGACCATCTCGGAGGCCTCTATAATCTTCATGCCCACCTTCTGTCCATCGTGTGCGTGTGACTTGTATCTGGGCTTGTATAGGTCGATGTTTATGCGTGTGCTACGCGACTGGTAGAACACCTCCTGGCCATCCACTGGTGTGTCCAGCGCCAGCCAACCACGTTCTATGGCCTCGTGTTCCTCGTCTGTGTCCACTATGGCCATGGGTTTGCACACCACGAGGTCCTGCTGTTCTTGTTTTCCAAAGGTGTGGTCGAAGATTAGTTCCATTGTGTAGTACTTAATTCATTGTCAGAGACGGCTTACGCCATCTGAAACTTCGCTTACGCTCGTTCCTTTTTTAAATTAACGCTTACGCAAAATACAAATTAACCGTGTACGCATGTTGCGTACCCTGTGGTAGATGAGCAGTCACAATTCTGCTATTACTAGCAGAACTGATTGTGAACCCTGTGGTGAGTTCGCAGTCACTATACATCGCTACTTTCGTCGGGCGGTTGTGCTGTACCCGTTTGCTCATTCTATTACAACGCGAGCCTACCAAACCCCTGTATAATGGTTCTTGGTCGACCTGAGGATTATCTTTTTCTAAGAGCCTCATCATTTTTTGCTGTTTGCATCAAAGGATTCACCTGTCACCTTGTCGGCCGCATTTCCTTGCTCACTGGTTGCGATGCTATGTTTGCCTGATTGAAATTTGTTTGCCTGTTGTGCCTGGCGGAAGGATACGGTTGCCCTTCAACTACTATATAACATAGATTTAAATGCCGGTCAATCTTTTTGGCTTTAAATACCTTATGCATTGGACATACCAAGGAAATAAAATTACCAATATACCAGAAGATGTTGTGGGATTTGTTTATCTCATAACAAATACAACCAACGGTAGAATGTACATAGGAAAGAAATTGGCAAGGTTCAAGAGATCCAGACCACCATTGCCT